AAGTGACTCCAATTCAATTGACGAGGTTTATGAAGTTGATGAAATCAAGGTTCCGGTAACGAACGAAGCTATCGTTATGACAATGATCAAGACAATTCAAAAAGACAAAAGTTATACTTCTAGCAATCTTACAAGTGATACAATTACAATTGAACCTCAAATCATGGATGAGTGGGATAGACAGACTTATAAGAATGAATTAGAGAGATTACAGTCTAAAATGGAGGAAGTCAATAAGTTAAATATATTAGAAGAAAAATTAGATGAGGAGATTATTCCTAAAGAAGATAGAAAATATATAAATCCTTCGTTTAAGTATAATAGTGAAATTACTGGTAAAGGAAAGAAATCGGCTAGATCAATTCAAAATTATTTATCTGTTAAATTAGGGACTGATGGTCGGAAGTTATTAGATAGAATAATTGAACAGGCATTATATACTTATGATTCTTCAATTGATACGTCTGGTCCTAGATATACGGATGAAACTATTAGATTTTCACAAAAGATACTTATGGATTTTGGATATCCGAAACCTGCACATAAAGAAGAGAAACTAGTTGAAGTGTCTATTGAACATAAATTAGATGATGCTTTGAGGATGATCCATGAAAATAGACAAAAAGTAAAGTTATTGAATTGACGAGAGAGGAGTATAATCCTGAAGATGGCACGAAATAAACCGTATCCTGATAATTCAAGCTGGATTAAGAAAGTTCCTTTAGCTAATGACCCAATGAATGATCCGATGATTAAGATGATGATTGGTTATTATAATGATCCGGTACAGTTTTCAATTGATATATTAGGGTGTGTACCTGATGAACAACAAGCTGAAGTGTTAATGAGTATTATTTCTAATCCAAAATTATCAATTAGATCTGGTAGAGGTGTAGGTAAATCTTATATTAGCGCTATACTTATGTTGTGGTTTATACATACTAGACAGAATGCTCAAATATATTTAACTGCTCCTTCACAATCAATGTTGACAGCTGTTTGGGCGACTGTTTCTAAATTACACTATGGTTCAGTTTCTATGTTTAGAGATAGATTTGATTTACTTACCACTTCAATGAAACATAAGTTATATTCAACTCATTGGTTTTGTATGCAGCAGACTAGTAGAAAAGATAAACCTGAATCAATGGCGGGTAAACATAATATCAATATGTTGTATATATTAGAAGAAGCGAGTGGTATTGATGATGAAATTTGTAACATAATGTATGATTCAATGACAGAAGAAGAAAACTATATGTTTTTGATTTCAAACCCTAGAAAATTATCAGGATTCTTTTATACTACTCATTGTGAACATACAGCTTTAGGTAAGCAGTTTAAGGCAATGAAATTATATTATCAAAAATCTAAATGGATTAAGAGTGGTTGGGAAGAAGAAAAGAAATCTCAATATGGTTATAATTCAAATATGTATAAGGTTGAGGTTGAAGGTGATTTTCCTGAAGCTGATAATGAAACACTTATACCTTGGGATTTAGTTAATTCTGCGTCTGATAGAATTGAGTTAAGACCTGATCCTAAAAAAGATATGATTTGGGGAATAGATCTTGCTTCATCTGGTGACAGGTGTGTTTTAATAAAACGTAGATTTAATTATGTTTATGATGATATATTAGTGTGGCAAGAACGAGATATGATGAAAACTGTTGCTTATATCAAAAGAATATTTGATATGACACCGAAATTTGAAAAACCTCAAAAGATATGTGTTGATAATATTGCTATTGGTGAAGGTGCTTTTTGGAGGTTGAATGAACTGAATCTTCCTGTATATCCTGCTGATGTTAGAGAATCACCTGGTGATGGTTACTATATGAATAATAAGAGTAAATTTTGGGATTTATGTGCTAGATGGTTTGTTGATGATGAACCTAGAATTCCAAAACATTTAGAACTTATTGAAGAACTTTCAACTGTTCGTGGTTATTTACATTCAGCTACTGGTAAACGTATTGTTGAATCTAAAGATGAATATAAAAAAAGAAATAAAAAATCTCCAGATTTAGCTGATGCACTTGTTTTGACGTTTGCTTTAGAACGAAGGCAACGCCCAGGTATAGAGCTATGGTAAAAAAATGTATTTATAGTTATAAATAGGAGAAAACTTTAATGACAGATACCTATGAAGATCTTCTAGAATTCCACATTTCCCAAAATATGGAAACAAAGGAATCAACTAGAGATTCAAGTAATGTTTCAGATCAAGAAATTTTAAAAGACTTTTCTTCAAGTTGGTTGAAAGTTCAAGAACGAAATTTAATTCAAATTGGTGACAATCTAACAAACGCGGCCCAAAATTCCTATCTTGTTTATCGCTGCATTTCAATTATCGCTGATAATATCGCTAGTGTTCCTATTATTTTATTTGATAAAGCTACTAAAGACCCCATTCCAGAGACTAACCCACTATATAAAGTATTCAATGAACCTAATCCTTTTGATAATTTCGATGATCTTATGTCGTCAATCTCAACATTCTATACCCTATATGGAGAGGCCTTTATTACGGTACTTCCAACCACAGGTAGACAATTTGAGATGTGGGCATTAGATCCAAGATTAATGAAAGAAGTTGTTGATAGAAGTACGGGGATGTTACTGGGATGGGTTTATAATAAAAATCAACCATTTGAATTGGATGAAATAGTCCAAATAAAGAAGCGTAATCCTTATAATCAATGGCGTGGTTTATCTCCTTTAATTTCTTCTAAAATAGAATTAAATATAGATTATAAATCATCAAAGTATCAAGAAAGTTTAATGGCCAATGGTGCTATGCCTGGTGGAATTATAACTGTTCCTGAAAATGCCCTAGTTTCAGATGAAGAAATGAAAAAGATGAGACGAATGTGGGAACAACGACATATGGGGGCAGAGAAAGGTCATAAGATTGCGGTTCTTAAATCAGGACTTAAATATGAGCCAATCGCATTCAATGGTAAAGAAATGGAGTTTATTGATTCAAGAAAATTCACAAGAGAATCAATTTTATTAATTTTTGGTGTTCCAGCAGTTGTAGCAGGACTGACAGAAGGAGTTAATAGAACATCAGCAGAAGCTCAACTTAAATTATTTTGGCGTACAACTATAAAACCACAATTAGATAGAATAGAATCTAAATTCAACTATGATATTCTTCCACGATTTTTCCCTAATATTATAATGAGATTTGATGTTCGTAAAATTGATGAACTTCAAAAAGATTATAATAATTATGCTGAAATTTCTAAAAAATTGTTTGGTCTTGGATTTTCAAGGAATGAATTGAATCGAAAATTTGATTTAGGATTTGATGAAGATAAAGAAACTGGAGATATTAAATATATTCCTCTTAATTATGTTGATGCTTCTCTCAATATCTATTCTCAAGAAGGTAAACTAGGTCAAGGTGGAAGTGCTAATGGACCAAATATAGATTCTAATTTAGTAACAGATGACGATACAAGTAATATTACTGTTCCAAAACTTCCAGTTTCAAATCAAGCTAAATCAATTTATGACATAAAAGTTAAGATTTTAACACCTAAAATGCGTAACTTTTTCAAGGATGAGAAGAAAAAATTGGTTAAAATGATAGTTAATAGGGATGTTTTAGATAAAGAATTGATAAAAGATATAAAAGATATCATAAATAGTGAAAAAACCAAGTTTTTCAATAAATTTCTACCATTTTTTACCGAAATCATATTACAAAAACAAATAGATATATCTGGTATTGATAGTGATAATTATGATAAAATCGATCTTGATAGAGAAATTTTTAGTATAGAAATGACTAAAATTACTAAAATATTTGATATAATTTTCTATAAAATAGGTAAAATATTGGCGAATTCAACCATAAATAAGGATGAAACTATCAAAAACATCAAATTAATCTATTCAGAACTCAATTTTTCTTTAGAAATGAATTTGAAGAGGTTTGTGGATCAAATTAATATAGATTGTGGGAGATAACTCAATGAAGGATAAAAAGATGTTCAAATCATTTAAATTTGAAGTAAAAGAGATAAATGAAGAAAAAAGAGAGATTGTTGCTATAATTAGTAAACAAGTTGTTGATCTAGATAAGGATGTTGTAGTATTAAGTGGAATGACATTCAAAGAAAAGATTCCTTTGCTATGGGCGCACCAACATTCTTCTCCGCCTATTGGGGAAGTTATGAATTTAAATGTAGTTAATGATGAATTAATAGCAAAACTTAAGTATGTTGAACCAGAAGTATATTCATTTGCTGATACTATCTACAAACTTACAGTTAAAGGTGTTATCAATGAATTTAGTATTGGTTTTATGCCCAGCTGGAATGATATTACTTATACACAAGAGATCAGATATATCAATAAATCTACATTATTTGAAGTTTCCAGTGTAAACTTCGGAGCAAACCCATACACAGCTGTTTTATCTAAAGCTGTAAAAGATGGAATTATTGATGAAGTTGAAAAAGATGAAGCTGAACTTTATTTAAAAACTTTAGATTTAAATGATGATAAAAATGATGATAGTGAGTTCGATGAAATCTTAAATGAGATTAAATCCAATATTACGGAGGATAAAACAGAACAAATAAATAAAAAGAAGAAGCGTACCTGTAAAACATGCGGATCGGATTTAATATGTCCTATCTGTAATGAAGAACATAAATCAATAAATGATTTTGAGTGGATCTTTTCAAAATTGGATATACCAAGTCCAACTAATAAGGAAAGTGACGCAGAATCAGTATTAAAATCATTAGGAATAA